GCATCACCAATTGCATCTGCGCCAGTGATCGCCATGTTGATTGGATTGATCAGTTCATCTAACTCTTCGCGGTACTTGTTCATCTGCTGCTCTGCTGGGCTGACGCGCAGATCAGGCAGTGATGTATCAAAAGCACCGGCGCCGCCAGCAAATGCGCGCTTGCCTAGATCAGCGGTCTTACTGAAATCAATGCCAGCAATACGCTCAAAGATGCTGAGCTGTTCGCGGAGGTATTCAAGGTCAAGTTCGCGTAGTTCCAGCCTTTCGATCTCAGCATTTTGTAGCGTTAAGGCAGCCCTCTGTTCGGCATTCTTCAATTCTGCAATTTGCTTAGCGCGGTCTTCAAAATTAAACTGTATCTCTAGGCGTTTCTTTTCGATATCTGTGACAGCATTCATCAGTGCAATCTGCCTGCTGAATTGCGTAGCAAGCTGTTTGCCTGATTCCAGTGATCGCGCCAATTCTTCCGCTTGCCGCTCGGCATCTTTAGCTGCTTTTTCGGCTTCACGTTCAGCTTCGGATTTGCCGCGGCTACTGCCGCCATCACTTTCCCCGCCACCAAGAACTTTCGTCAGCGCTGGCGGAAGTGTGGTAGCTGCAGGCTTCGGTGTAGCGGGTTGATTTAACCTTTTTCGGTACGCAGCGCGCGCTTGCTCTAGCGCAGCCTTGCGGGCATCTAAGCGCGCTTGCGCAAATGCTTGCCCACGGCTACCAGCTTCCATACGGTCAAGCGCTTCTTGATCGGCTGAGACTTGCTCTTGCAGCTTCATTACCTGGTTGCGCACATCACCCAGCGATCCGGTTGCCATTGTGCGATCAAAAGCCTGCTGCGCATTGGCGGCATTATTTAGCGCCAAGGCAACAGCTCCAATGCCCGCAGCCAACGCAAACCACGGGCCAGCCGCTAGTAATCCTCCAACTTGTAATGCACCCATTACCGCAACAAACGTGCGCATCAATGGGATAATAGTGCGCATTGCAAGAATCACCGCACCTGCAGCAAGTCCTACAGCAGCAAGCTGAGCCGCAAATTCCTTGGTAGGCCCTGGTAGATCATTTGCCGCTGACAGCATTTTGTTCATGATGTCTACAGCCGGCTTCATTGCCGCCATGAATTGATTACCAATTGAATTGCTGACATTTTTGATATTGCCGTCCAATACTTTCATCCCATAAGCAAAGCCCTGCATTTTCTTTTGTGTTTCAGTTGCTTCGCCGCCAGCATCACGCATGTCGCTAAACATACGTTGGATGCTCTCGCCAGATTGGTTGATGAGTGCAATAAACTTGCTGCCGGCTTCCATGCCAAACAATGCTTTTGCTAGCACTGCTTGATCGGTTGCGCTAAGACCATCCATGCCAGCTTTCAGTCCCATTATCACTTGATCCATCGGCTTAAGCTTGCCTTCTGTATCAAGGATCTGCGATCCAAGCACTGACATCGCTTCCGTCAACTGCTTATTGCCGCGTGTAAGATCAGCTACTTCGCTATCAGCGCCACCAGCTGCAATTTGCAGTCGCGTTAATCCAGTTCGCAGCGCAGTGCCAGCGTCGCTGCCACGAATGCCAGCCTCAGCAAGCAGCGCAATAGTGGCTGCTGTATCCTCCATTGATACGCCAAGGTTCTTTGCAATTGGCGCTGCATATTTCATTGCTTCGCCAACATCTTGCACTTTTTGATTTGCTGAATTTGCTGAATCAGTAAGCAAATCAACCACGCGCATTGTCTGCGTTGTATCAAGCCCAAACTGTCGCAATGTATCAGCGGCAATGGATCCCATCTCCTCGAAACTGATTCCAGTCGCCTCGGCGCCGGCAACAATACCACGCAATGATTGCGATGTTTCAGTGACACTGAAACCAGCACGCTGCAGCGCAACTGCAAGATTCGCTACTTCAGTAGGTGTCCCAGCCGCTGCTGATGCAACTGATTCGATCTCAGTTTTCAACTGACTAAATGCACCTTGAAAGTCACCCCCGCCGGATGATGCAATAGCTGCAGCAGTGCGCACTGCTTGATCAAATTCTGCAGCGCCTTGCACGATGCCCCGGATAGCTTGCCCTGCCCCAACTGCTGCAAGGCCGCCAATCAGCTGATCCTTCAATGTTAATCCCGTCTTTTTCGCCTCACCATCTAGCCCGCGCAGTTTTCCCTTGAGCTGATCAATTTCAGCGCCAAGCCTGTTATATGCTTTGCCGCCAATTTCAGTTCGATCGCGGAGACTTTGCAGCGCCGCAATATGCTGCTTAACACCGACTGTCGTATTACCAGCTTCACGTGCCATCCTATTGATGGCGATGTTTATTTTGCCAAGTTCAGCCGTGCTAATCTTTGCGGCACTATCAAGCCCCTTCAAGCTACCGCTGAATGCGCGTACGGTTTCTTGGCCGCTAACCTGCGCCTTAATCCTCAGCAGTGCATCAAGGTTCATTGCCATTATTTTGCCCTCTTGTTGATAGCTGCCAGCGCCGCTGCTTCCATGATCTGCAGATCCTCCAGTGCAGCGCGCTGGTCTTGTACTTCATACAGTCTAAGAACCCACTGCAGCGCGCCATAATCCAATCCAATCGGGCCGTTCATGCCTACGCGCCATTGCGTCTGCACACGCAGGAATAGCTCAACTACTAGCCAGTTCTCCTCCAGCACCTCAAACGGCTCCGGTTCATCCGGCTGCTGCTGCGGTAGCGCAATGCCAAACGCAGCAGCATCATCCCCAGAGCGGTCATCAATAACCCTGCCGCCGGCTGCCCAGTATTCAGCAGCCGCGATCAGTTTTTTGCTTTGACGCCTTGCAGGCTTTCAAAGTATTTCACCACAATGGCGCTGGCCAGCATCGGCACATCAAGCAGTTGCTCTAGCGCTTCATCGCTGAATGGCACATCTTCGCCATCATCATCCTTGATGCCAGACCATCCCACAAGCACTTCACGGGCGACATCAATATCAGTCACCTCGCCAGAACTGACGAGATCTGTCAGTTCACGCAGCCTAGATTGGCTGACGCGGATGAAGATCCCGTCAAAGGTTTCGCGCTTAAACTTGCCGCCATCGACGGGAATATCAAAGCTGACCGGCCACTTGAACCGGTCATCGCGCTTGAGCGTAAAAGGCATTAGGTGTAAATCAGTGAGAATTCATCATTGCCTGCAGTGCTAGGCACACAGGTATATGGAATGGTCAGCATGTGAATGCCGTCCTGGTCATTGTAACTAACATCGCCGATATCAACCCGAGTTGAGGCGAAATCAACAATGTTGCCAGCAGTCTGGCCGTGCTGGAATAGCAGGTTGCCCAAGGTGCCATCGCTCAGCGCTGCGGTGAAGTAATCCTTCTGAGCGATGGTTGGCGCTTCAATCACCACACTGCCGGTGCTGGCGCGATCAGTCAGCAGCACCTGTTTGGTGCAGTTGATCAAATCGCGATAGACCAGGGTGTTACCGATGTCAAACGAAACCGACTGCAGGCAACCGCTGTAAGACAGCAGTTGAAAATCAGTCGTGTTGCCATTCTTTGCGATGACAGGAGTCGCTTGATCGGCGTAAGTGACCGAAGGCGCTGCCGTATCAGTCGGAGCGTTGTAAACACCAGTGAATGTGAAGTCAATGGTGGGGATTTCGCCGACAGCTACGTTCAGAGTGAAGGTGCCGCGAGCACCAGTCACCTTATGCAGCACACCATCAATGTTGTAATAAATGGTGCAGCTACCAAAGCTGGCGCTAACAGGTGCGTAAGTAACGCTGGTGCTAGCGACAATGGTTTCGCTCATGCCGCAAGCAAGCAATGCTTTGCCATAGCGAGGAGCGGTGCCAGCAGTGCCAGAGCCAGCAAGCTCAACACTAAAAGTGCATTCAACTCGAGTATTAGCAAGCAATTGCTCTGATGCGCCAAGATAAGGGCGGATCAACTCACGGCTAACAACATCACTCTGCAGAGGAGTGATGTTCAGATCGCGAACCAGAACGGCGTCTACTCCGGTTGGCACCGGATCGGTCCCGTAAATTGATTCCGTCTCCAGCAGGATCAGGCGTTTGCGTGTTAGGAGTGGCATCGTTTTGCACCGAAGGTAAAGTGCGCATCACAAGTGTGCGCTTGCCTGTTTCTGGGTCAAGGATGTAAGACCCACCCTGCCCGTGGTATTCATCCATCATTGTAGGCTCGCCACTGCTGTTCTATATTTCACAAGATAATCCATTGTGACCACGCCAGCTGGCTGATCTGCTTCGATCAATTCAAAGCCAACCTGCTGCGGCTGCACATCCATTGCATAACCGCCAAGCGTTAAATCAGCCATCAGCCTAGCATGTGCTGATTCAACAATCGGATCCGCCGCTTGATCTGGTACGGTTGCGCGAACGATGATTGCAACCCTTACCGTTAAGCTCCAGTCCAGTGTAGGCAGGCTGGTATTTTGCTCTGCTGTATCGTTGATTGGCTCCACCACAATCGCTGGGCTTTCGCCACGCGCAAATGGCTCTACCCTGCTGCGGTAAATACGGCCGCCGACATCTGCGGTGCCTGCAAGAGCAGTCATCACAGCAGTCAGGATTTGCTCGCGTTTAGTGGTCATGATTTAACGGTACAAGTCATTGCGACTACTATTGCTGGCTCCACTGACCCGTGGCGCTGCTATAGATCCAGGTGATGTTTGTATTCACGTCTAGCCAAGTCTGACCATCAGTAGGGCTAGATGGAAACGGTGGAGTATATGTCGGCGTAATCGTCCAACTCATCGCTCTACCTCCTGAACACTAGAAGTGGCATCGGTTTGTGTGGATGTCATAGTTAGAAGTCCGGGAAAGGTGCGGTGGGCGGAGTGAAGTTACTGGTGTAACGGGCTACGCCTTTGGTTATGCGGAGGTCGTCGATGTAGCCGTTCAGGTTTTCAGTCGTAGTTGGCCGTGCCCCAATAAATGGAGCCACATTATCTTCGAAAACATGACCAAATGGAGATGAACTAGCAACATTCTGGCCGTTCATCCACAGCGTAAATGCTCCTCCAAATCCTGGATAAGTTAAAGCTACATGAGCAAACGCCTCTGCTGGCACGGCAATCGGAGATGTAACGGCGCCGAATCCAGCACCAAAAAAAGCCCTTATCGAATCGCTGGTGCCTATCAGGAAAGTAACACCAGATGTTGCAGTCCGTTGAGAAAAGATAGTTTGGTTCGCTACGATCCCGGCTTTTCTCCAGACCCAGCACTCAATAGTGAACGGCAATGTTCCAAAATTAAACGCATCACCTGCCGGCGC